TTTTATTATAGTCATTTTATAACTCCTTTTATTAATAGATAAAAATATAAACAGCCACTTATAAAGCACAGCATTGCAATATGTCCCCAAACGCTTTCTTCCATTTTATAATCCCTCCACTTTATAATTTANACCCTTCATNGATATGCTTTGAAGAGTCTCTAAATTGATCATCCTATACCCNTTNTTTATAACATCATAAACGGGTAATAATCCCCGTTCTAATGGTTTGAATTTCAATTTACCACCAGCCAGATGCTTTTTAACTTTCAATCTGCAATTCATTTTCCGGACTTCACCATTCTTTTTTATGAATACGACAGTAAAAAAATTATTCTTATTTTCCTGAAGTAAATTATATACTTCACTTTTATTTATTATTTCCATTTTATTATCCTTTTTTTATTGTTTAAAATATACTTTTAAATTTATAATGCTATTTATAATATAGAATCTTTATATTTTTGTAGGAATTTTTTTTGTGGTTCGGTCAATTCCAATTTATGGTAAATTCGTAAATTGATAAAGTCTAAAATTTCCCGTATTTCTTTTTTACTCATAGTTAAATTATTTTTCATGAATTTTTTTCTATCCAGTCGTTATTACAGTCATTGCAAATTATTATTATTTCGGGTAAATTTTTCCCTTCTATAACTGTTTTAATTTCTTTTCCTGTGATACTATCCAAACAAGTGTAACAATTCATATTTTAAGTCTCCAAATTTGCCGTTCCCGGCTATTAAATTACTTTATTGATATCAAGCCCCATAAATTCATAAAGATTGATTATAGGGCTATTTTTGGACGTTATTTATTAATAATATAGACTGGTATTACTTGTAGGTAAGCAAAAACCTTCATTAATGGCATTCTTTAACTTTGCTTTGCTACCTTTGAATTTCAATCCTACTATTACATTCTTCCCATTTATTTTTTCATCAAGTCTTAAGTCCGTTTCGTCACCGTCTACAACTTGATATGCTTTTCCGTTCACGTTTAGACGTTTAGGTAATTTTTCAAACACTACGGCACAATTTAGCCCGTTTTTTAATGCCGTTGCCGTTTCTATGAAATCAGGGTTGTGATGCGAATACGTCAACTGATAATTTTTAGGGGTTTTTCTGTCGACTAATTTTGTATAGTCATAAAAATCCACTTCCGGAAATAGATCAAAAATGTTTTTCCCGTCCTGAATTATATTATTTTCATGCCTTATATCCGAATAAGCATTTAAACGAAAAGAAGGTTTCAAATTTTCTTTTTTACTTGCTTTGATGCTTAATTTTATTTCATGGATTAATTGATTATAAAAACTTTCTCTATCTACATAATAGGAAATAGTCTTTTTTATTCTGGATTCCATCACACTATTATGAATAGATGCAAAGCCGTTGTATCCGACACAAACGCTGGAACACGTGCTTTTTTTAGAATGATTTTCACCCGTTGAAATTTTGTTTGCCTTTGGACAAACGTTGAAACCTGAAATATCACTATGAGCAAAATTTAAACTATATGTATTATATCCCATCTTAATATTCTTTTTAATTTTATGGTTGATTTTTCCGTTGCTTAATAATATCATTTTTTTAATTTCCTTTATTTGTATTGTTTATTGTAAGTGCCAAAGGGCAAATAAATTTTCTTTTACACTTTGGTCTAATTGTTCAAAATTTAATGAAATTTCTATAGGATTCTCACCCATAAATTGCACTAAATAATCATCAATAGATATTAGATTAAATCTTTCTTCTATTGATATTCTATTCCAATGAATCGAAATTTTAATTTTAGTCATTTTTTTAATTTCCTTATTTATTTAGTTAAAAGTTGGATTTGTCCAGTTATTATTTAGGTAGGGATTCATATTAAATATTCTAAATACACTTCCAGTTGTATATACCTTAAATTGATTCAACACACATTCTTCATTCAGCTCATCCATCAAATCAATCGCATCATCCTGATGTTCATAGCCACCCACAATTAAATCCGAATCGGTACACACTACAAAAAATTTATATTTCTTATTAATATTCATCATGTTTTAATTTCCTTTTTTAATTCTGCGATTTCTTTTTTAAGTTTAACAATTTCGTCTTCCTGTAATACGGTCGTTTTAGACAGTCGAAAAACATCATCAGTAAGCATTTTAATTTTACTTATATAAAAATCAGTAAGCATTTTGTTAGTTGGTGTATTCATATCTATTTATTCCCTTCAGTTGTGATTATTGTAATTAGTGAAGATTGTATTTGAGATAGTAATTTAATGTGACGCTTATTATCCAAATTCAATTCGATTCCAATATTATTTAACGCCTCTCTGCCTGTGCTTATTGTTAGTCTTGTAAGGTCTTGTTCGGTGTATCTTGTTTTGCTGTCTGTATTCATGTTTAAATTTCCTATTTAATTAATGTTAATTACTATTTCTTAATGATGACTAATTTACTATTCATTAAACATTATAAAACAAGTAAAACTTTGTTAAATCTATTTAAATCTATTAATATATATTAATATGTAATTTCACATCCTCCTGAGACTTCATATTAGCCACTTTCATAGACTTTTGGAGTACAAGTACCACTTAAGGCATAAAGTCCCCAGAATGAGCTACCAGAGGCTTTAAAACACATTTTAATAATTTACCATGATTCAAGGTTTGCAATAGATCTAAATTCACAATCAATTTAAATTTATTTTATATTTTACTTGGATCATAACTTTATTTAATGTATGGATCAAAATTGTTACATTATTTCACTTATTTTTCAAGTTAAAAGGATCACTTAAAGTATCACTTTAAGGGGTAAGGCGTATGCACAATATGGACGTGTGGGGAAACCCTGTCACATTTTAAATAGTAAAAAGAATTTGAATATGTGTTTGCTTAGTAAATATTAGTATTTTGTGATAATTTGAAAAATCCTATTTGAATTAATTTGAATATGGTCATATATTATATATATGGATATCGTAAGGAAAAAAGCATCACAATTACTTGCAGTTGAGCTATTGGCATCAGCTCCAAATATGACAAATAAAGAAGTAGCGTCTAAGTTGGGAGTGTCTGCTATGGCAATTGGGGTATGGATGAGAGACCCTCTTTTCATTGATGCATTATATAAAAGATATATGGAAGTTGCAGGGATTGAATTGCCTAATGTTGTGGGTGCAATGATCAGGGAAGCAAAGAGTGGAAATGTCCAAGCAGGGCGATTAATCTTAGAGCATTTTGGTAAATTAGATACAAGAGTTAAGATCCAAGTTGAAAGTCCATTTGAAAAATTCTTAAACATAAGGGATGTGGAAGATGCAGAATTTGTTAACGATGATGAAATCACTAACGGAAGTATTAGTATCGCTAACCAAGCCTCTGATCTTATGGATGACGATGTTGATATTCCTGATCGTGACCCTGCCAATGATAAACCTGGGAAACGGAAAAAAGAAGAAAAAAAAGCATTAGAAGTAGCTACAAGACAAGCTCGTAGAATAGCATCAGATAAAGACCTCCAAAAGGAAATGTATCAAAGGAGAAAAAGAGCTAAAGCAGTAGGTTTGGAACTTTTACCTGCTGGTAGGAGTACTAAGGGAAGTCGAGATAAATGGTGGAAAGAATTAGAGAGATTAGAAATAAATAAATTTGGAGAGACTCAGGAGTGATCAGGTATTGTTGGAAATCTAATAATTGCTATATGGCTGGGAGTTATTACCAAATGGGGCGAGTATCTTGACGTATATCCAATGGGTGATTATTCATGTCCATCTTATTGCGAAGTCGATCATAAGCACACAAATGGAGAGGATTATTCTTTTATGACCTATCTTATCAAGGGTGACACTACAATAGTAACATATAAATATCGAGATGAGGAAATAAAGATTGAATGGATTTCAAGCTGGTAACAGCACTTTCTTTTTTTTACTTATCTTTTTTTTCTTTATATATACTATATATACTATATTTAATATATATATATATATTATATATATATAATATAAAAATAACCCAACTAAACTAAATATGCAAGAACTATTTTAAATGGATAAACATTTTTATGATTATAAGAGGGAATATTTCGAGTTTTCAAAGTATAAACCTCATATTGGGCAAAAGCGATTGCATTATCCTGACAGGGATGTAAGATTCTCTGTTGCAGTCTGTGGAAGAAGATGGGGAAAGTCTATCGCAGCAGCTAAAGAAATAGAAGTGATTTTAACACAGCCTAAAACAAGATCATGGGTAGTTGCTCCAAGTTATCAATTAGCTGAGAAGGTTTTTAGAGAAGTATGGCACGAATTAATCACAAACCAACAGATCCCCACAAGAAGAGCATCATATCGTGATATGGTTATTGAAACTGAATGGGGTTCAGTCTTTGAGGCTAAGTCAGCAGATAATCCCCCATCTCTGGTTGGGGAAGGGCTTGATTTCCTTGTACTTGACGAAGCAGCCAAGCAAAAAGCAACTGTTTGGGATATGTATTTGCGACCAACGCTCTCAGATCGAAAGGGAAGGGCATTATTCATAACAACGCCTGAAGGATTTAACTGGGTGTATGATAGATATCTGCTTGGTAAAAAAGATATAGATTGGAACTCTTTTAACAGTCCATCTTGGGAAAACGAATATGCATATCCACTTGGATTAGAAGATCCTGACCTTATTGAAGCTAAAAGAAATATGTCAAAGGAAGTATTTGAACAGGAGTACGGGGCAATGTTCACTTCTTTTGCAGGCAGGGTTTATCCATTTGACAGGATGCAGGATTTAGGTGATTTTCCTTACAATCCAAATCTTCCAACTTATTGCTGTATTGACTTCGGGTATAGAATGCCAGCCGTTGGGTGGTTTCAAGTGTATATGCTTGACGGAGTTGAACACGTCAATATGATTGATGAGTTTTTGCATCATGAGAGGGTAACTACAGATGATCTTATTGATCTTTGCCGAAGAAAGATGGCTCAATACAGGGTAATCTCAACATTCGGAGATCCTGCAGGAGTAGCAATGCAATCTGCTGCTGGTATGGGTGATATTGAAAAATTTCGTAGAAATGGAATGAATGTTCGTTTTGTTCGTGATAAAATTAGTCGTAAATTAGTAGAAGGTATTTCCCATGTCAGAGGCTTCATTGAGGCAGGTGATGGCACAAGAAGACTTCATTTAAATAAGAATTGCATTGGAATGGCTGAAGATTTAGAAGGTTATAGATACCCTGAGCATAAAGAGGGTAGAGACCTAAAAGAATTACCAATTAAGGATGGCTACACGGATCATGGTTGCGATATGTTGAGATATTTCTTCTTGAATCGCTTCCCAATCAAGCAGCAAGGAATCAAATTTGTCGATAGAAAAACACAAGGAAACCAATGGCACAATACGCTAAAGACTTAATCTCACAATCCATTCAAGATCATAAACTTAACAGGCTTAATGAAAAAAGAAAAGAAATTGAAGTTTATTTAAATTTCTATACAGGCACATCGATACATAAGTATATCAAACCTTACTTCGATGCTGTCCCTTTCCAGGAAGTTCCTGTCTATGAAATGAATATTACCAAAAAGTTCATTAATAAGATGTCCAAGATTTATACGCTTGGAGCAGTCAGGAATGTGAACAAGAAATATACTGCTTATACATCTAAAAAGGATGTCACATTTAAACATATTGAGAGAATGACACGGCTATTAGGAACTATAGCTACTCAGGTTACATATACTGGAGATAAGTTCTGTTATCATCCTATTTACTTTTTTACTCCACATTTCGATCCAAGTGATCCATTTAATCCGATAGCAATAAGCTATCCACTTATGAATTTAGTAGATGATCCTTCTAATGGTGTTGGGGAAGAGGCATTTGCATATATTGATGATGAATATTATATCGAGTATGATACAAAAGGAAATATAACAAGGGATGAAGCCCATAATCTTGGCAAGTTGCCCGTTGTATTCACTCATCGTGAGCATCAGGTAGATTCTTTCTTTGTCGAAGGTGCTGCTGATATAATTAATTGTAACACTCATGTAAATATTACACTTACCGAGATGCAGTTAGGACTTCGATACCAAATGTTTGGACAGCCTTATGCTACAGGCGTTCCTGAAGCAGAAATGACAGCAAGGGGTGGTAGTGATATGATTATTTCATTACCTGAAGGATCTTCATTTGGAATCGCATCACCTGGAGGTAACCTACAATCAGTAATTGAAGCATTAAAATTTCAAATAGAACTTGTAGCACAGTCTAATCATATGTTTGTTCAATTTTCTCAAGATGGTGGTGAGACTCCTTCNGGGATAGCTCTGCAAATTAAAGATTTAGAGAGTTATGAGGATTACAAGGATGATATAGAATTATGGAGGCAATATGAAAATGACTTTTATGAAGTTGAGCAAGTTATCGGGGATGCTAATGATATTAAGCTACCCAATAAGTTTGGCGTGGACTTCATTGAGCCTGAATATCCAAAATCTGAGGCAGAGAAAGTCCTTAGAGATGATTGGGATTTAAAAAATGGTCAAACGACCCTTGCAGAGATTATGGTACGTAATAATAAAGATGTTACCATTGAGGAAGCTGAAAAGAAAATTGAAAAGAATCTTGAAAAGAATGTGATGCAACTCACTTCTTTTGCTCCTCCACAGTTGCAAAATGATACAGGAGAGGAAAGCGAGAATGATAGCGATGTTAGAGATTGATGAAATACGAAGTGCAGTAGCAAATTTACAGATTGATTCTCATCAGTTAAATCAAAAATTTGGAATGATTGAAGAACAACTTGAAATATTGGAACTAAAATTGAATGAGATATTACAACACTTAGGCGTAAAATGAAAATATCTATAACAACCACATTTAGTTTTGCTAAACTTGCTAATTTTTTTGAAAGCAAAGTTGGAGGCTTCAGGGAGTCCGTAGCACAAGCTGCAGTAGACGCTGCTAAGGAAAAAATTCGATCTGGGGGTATTACTCCACCACTTACCAATGAAAAGACATTGGCGTGGAGAAAAAGTATTAATGCGTCTCACAATAAACCATTACTTGCTACAGAGAAACTTGTTGATAGCTTAAAGGTTAAGAAGACAGGGATTTCTGGAATGAAATATGGTAAGTTTCATTTAGAAGGTGATGGCGTCCCTGAAAGACATTTTTTCAATCAATCAAGTGCAGAATTTATGAAGAAAAGTAAAGATAAAACTGATAAATTTATTTCGGATTTAAGAAAAGCACTCAAAAAATAGGAGTTGCTATGTTTAATAAAACTAAAGAAATGAAAAGATTAGAAGCAAAGCTCGATGTTTTAGTTGAAGAAGTTATGGAATTAAGAGATATTGTTGATTCGACAATTATTATAGATGACCCCCCAGCATTTCTTGAGGAAGATATAGAATCATTTTCTATGTCTCAGGAGATTTATGATGAAATTTCTAAGTATTGTGATAGTGAAAACTTAATTTTTATGGGAATTGCATAAAATACTTGCAATTATTAAGTAGGTTAGTATAATTTTACCACACAAAATCAGACAATAATATCTGATTAATTCAATTAGGAGATTTTTAATGGAAACAGAAGTAGCCACTACAGATCAAGAAATGGGGCAGACGCCTCAACATGAGGATCAGTCCGATTCTAATGTAGATTATAAAGCCTTATACCTTGATGAAGTTAGTAACTCAAAGAAACTTCGTAAGAGGTCACAGGATGCAGAAACGAAAGTGACAGAGTTCACGCAAGCCCAAGAGACTAATAAAGTGAAACAGATGAAGGAACAAGAACAGTTCCAGGAATTATCTGAAGAACTTCAAAAGAAATTAGATTCTACTCTTCCTTATAGGGAAAAGTGGGAGGCTCATGAAACAGCTCAACGTGACAAGTACCTTTCAAAGCTCCCCAAGGCTGACAGAGAGAAGTTTGCAAGTGAAAGTTTGCAAGTCTTAGAATATATGGTGGATACATTGAACGATTCTGCTGCACATCCAACTCAACACAAGCCAGGGGCAACAAGAAGTTCCTCTATTGTTAAGGAGTATGCTGATATGACTACAGAAGAGAGAAGAGTTTACCATAGAAAGCATTTTAGTTAATTTAATAATAACTCTACTTGAAGGCTTAATTGCAGTTGATAGAGAGTAAAATATAAGAGGATAGTCAAATGGCAGGTATTCAAGACGCTTTAGACGTTAATGTCCATTCGGGTGGTACTGGAGCAGTAACACCAAATATAGCAAATCAATTTGTCCCTGAAGTATGGGGTCAAGCAATTATGGATGTATTCCAACAAAAGATAATGATGAAGAACGTAGGAACAAATCTTTCTTCAAATGTTGCTTCTTTTGGTGATAAAATACATCTACCACATATCGGTGTCCCTGAATTGACAGCCTTTACACAAGGTGCAGAAATTGCTGCCGATATCACGTCAGCTGCAAGTATGACTGAGCAAGAAACAACTCTTACTATTAGTGAGTATAATGTTGCTTCTGTATATGTCCCTGATATTGTAAATGTTCAGGCAAACTATGATTTGTTAAGTATTTACACTAAGCAACTCGGTTACTCAGTAGCAAGAGGCTTTGATAATTATATGCATTATTTAGTTGCAAATAATTTTTTAAGCTTATTTGCAAGTGATACAGGTGCTGTTGGTGCTGATTCTTCAGCAGCCAGTCATGTTCAGACAACTGCAAATGCATTAAGTGCAGATAATCTTTCATCTTTAATGGCAATCATTTTAGGTGAAACAGGCTCAACTGATGGATGGAACTTAGTTTTACATCCTAAGATGTATGCTTCGCTTGCAGCTCTTGCTGATTTCGTTAAAGGTACTGCTTCTCCATTAGGTGCTGCTTTCGAATCAACAGGCAACGCAGGGAATCTACTTGGAATGCCCGTATGGGTTGGACAATCACCATACATGGGTGGTACAGGTGCAAATGTAGCTGCTGATGCAACTAAAGGTATCTTAGCAGTAGATGATCTTGAAACATCAGGTTCAGATGATAATGATATCGTGTATGGCTATGCTATACATGATTCAGCTTTGTACTATGCTTTCTCAAAAGAAGCTAAAGTAAGTGCATCTTACAGACACGCATATTTATCAACATTGGTAACTTGTGAATCTGTATATGGTGGCGTTGCCATCAATGCATTAGCTGATGGTGATAGACGAATCATCGGATTAATAGACTACGAATAAGAGTCTATTTAAGTAACTAATGAAAGGGGTGGGCAACTGCCCCTTTTATTAATTAGAGAATTAAAAGAGATTAATTCTACTTTTTTTATAAATTTCCCCTTCTTAAATTACATACATGATTAACGAGATAAAAGAGATAGTAGAGTATGCACTATATGGAATGGACTCTTATAGTGATGATGCTTTGGCTATGGTGGTTCGCACAGGAATGGCTGAATCAGGTTACAGAGCATTAAGAGGTCATGGTAAAGGAAACCCTGCTATTGGATTTTGGCAGATTGAACCAAATACTCTTTTAGACATGATGAGAAATTATATTAATTATAGACCTAAGTATAGGGTCTTATTAGAAGATTTAGGTATGGAGTTTGCAGGGGATGATATTCAAATCTCCGTAATGTCAAACATGGCAGTACAGGCAGCATTATGTAGACTTCATTATCTCAGAGACAAAGACCCACTTCCTTCTTGGTCTGATTTGGAAGGTCAAGCAAAGTACTGGAAGAGGGTATATAACACTCACCTCGGAAGAGGAACAGTTGAACATTTTATAGAGGCAAACGAAGATATTGGATTCGATAAAGACGATTTTAACTAATCATCCGTTTGGGGGGATAAGTACAGCAATGAGTGGCTATTTAATATCTTTATCTGATATGTTATCGCCTCTTTTTAGATTCTTGATACTAACTTTTAGTACCATCACAGCAATCTCTGTTGCGTATGTTCAATACAATAAAGCAAGGAGTTTATACGATGCCAAAAGTGAACAAGTCCCCAGTAAAGAGGGCGATAGTAACTCCCGATAAACATTTTCCATTAGCAGATAAAGCTGCAATATCGGTATTATGTCAGGCTATAGAAATAGTAAAGCCTGATCTCTACATTGACTTAGGTGATGTAGGTGAATGGGAGGGAAGCTCTATGTGGAAGTGGAAAAAACGGAAACGTCCTCCCCTTGAATATCAACTACCAGCAATAGACCAGGATATCATAGATGTCAACAAAGGTATGGACATTATTGATGAATCTCTTGACAAGGCTAATTGCACAAATAAACATATGATCGAAGGCAACCATGATAATTGGATGAATTGCTTTAACGATGAACATCCTTATTTAAATTATAGATTCAAAGATGTTGTAGACTTGGAAGGTAGGGGTTACACTTATCATCCTATGGGAAAGTATTTTAAGGTAGGTAAGTTACATTTCTATCACGGACATCACTTTGCCTCTATGCATCACGCCAAGAATCACCTTATGAGATTAGGTTGTAATATAATGTATGGACATCATCATGATTTACAGCAGGCTTCAGTTACTAATATTGATGGAGTAAAGTCTGCATGGTCTATTGGATGTTTAAAAGATATGAGTGATGAAGAGAATAGTTGGCTTGGTAATAGAAAACATAATTGGTCTCATGCATTTGCTATTGTAGATTTCTTTGAAAAGGGTTATTTTACAGTACACGCTATACAGATAATTAAGGGTAAAACATCTCTTTGGGGAGAAATATTAGATGGTAATTAAGAGAGACGAGATGTTTAATTCAGTAAGATGGTTCAACTTCATAGTAGGTGTTTTAAATGTTTATCTATATGTTGTTGGAGGAGGATACCATTTATTAGGTTTAGGTATTCTAAATATTTCTTTATGGGTGTTTACAAGGAAGTAGATGAATTTTTTAAAAGATTATTGGGAACAATTAACGGCATTCATTATATTAGTTATGACACTAACAAGAATGCGAGTAGATATAGATGTTTTGAAAGAAAAGGTCAAAACTTTATTTGATCTATTTAACAGGGAGAAATAATGCAAGTAATTTTAGTTAAATTATTACAATCAATATTCACCGAGAAAGTTTTAAAAACAATTGTTTTAGGCTTAGGTGATTACTTGGTTAGAAGTTCTAAAAATAAATTAGATGATGTTATGTGGGCTAAAGTGAGAAATCAGCTTGGCTAATGAGGTAAAATTACAAGAGGGACATCCCTTAAGTAGTGACCTTCGCCCTTTAAAGGTTGGGGGAGAATCTTCTTCTTTAGAAATTGCTACTAAAAATGCAAGAGTATCAGGTGATATGGAAATCACAGGAGATACTTATGCTTCAATAGATAAAATGTATTTAGGGTTAATTCCTGCCTATTCAGGGATGATAATTGGATGTACAAGAATACAGAACAATTCAACATCTGCAAGTAGGGCAATAATAACAGTAAATTCATCCTCAATGACTGTATTGCAGACATATCAAGGTACTGATTTATCGGTTAATTTTATTGTTCCTCCAAGTGGCAATGTAGAAATTCAATGTTCTTTTTGGATGTTAGCTTATTCAGATGGTGCAAAATTTAGTTTATCAACAGCAGCATCCTATGCTGAATTAGATGAAACCCATACATACGATGGTGATCAGACTATATTTATAGATGAAACTGACCATGATATGCACACTATAAGATTTCTTGTAACAGGGCTTACAGCAGGAACAGACACCACTTATTATTTAGCAGGACTTGCAAGTGGTGCTGGTGTATATATAGATCATGGTAGAAATAGGGCAACAGGAAACCATTATCCTCCGATCATTATCAAAGCAGTAGCCTTACCATCAACTATTACAACAGGGGAATAGATGCCAAGTAACACAGGGAGACCATTTAATAGTTTTTATAAGAACGGAACACAGATAAGGCAGTCAGGGAATACAGGCTGTGATTCCACAACTCGTATTTTAGAAGATGGGGCTGGAAATAGTACTTCGGTTTCATTGTCTGATGATGTGCTTAGTGTTCAACCTGTAAGTGATGATTCAGTTGGTTCGCTGTTATGCAAAAATAATGCAGGAAGTAATATTCTTGCAGTAGATACCACAAACAAGGTGGTAAAAGTCGGGGCTTCTCAAGTTTCAGCCACAACCCAATATGCTTATTTCAATATAAATTCTGTCTCATCAGCAGGATTTGCAGCTGATACCCATACTGCTATTCCATTTGCAGGGAATAGTGGCTTAGCAATATTTAAAACTATGGGTTCTTCTACAAGTTCATCGTTCAATGATACTGAACCTGCATCAAGTTCAACAATAACTAATTCAGCCCATAAAGCTGTATGCTGTTATTGGTATATCATGGATGATATTACCATTGACAGGGTAGTTTGGTGGTCAGGAGCAGATACAGCAACAGGCGAAGATACTGCTGCTTATTTAATGGGTTATACTGCTGATGCAGCCAATGGATCAACGAGTGGTGATTTATCTTCAGGAGTTAAATTAGCATCATCAAGTACAGTAACCAATGCAGGTTATGAGCAAGGATATTATAATCAAATGACAATCCATAGTGCAGATGTGGATGCAGGGAAGGTTATTTTATTTACCTTCGCAAGTGACACAATAAATTCTGATTACTCAATTTCAGCCACGATCAAATTTTCAATTAGATAGGAGAAAGAAATGCCAAGTTTCACAACTACCACAACAATACAAGCAGGAGGCAACACTTTATCAGCTTCCAAGTCAGGGACTTATGAAAACATCTTTAATATTAGACAGGAATGTGATAATACTTCGGCTTTTATTACATTGGTTGTAGGTGGGGCAAAAGGACAGGGAACTTTAGAAGATTGCAAATCATTAATCATAAAGAATACTGGGGATGTGGGTGCTGAGATACAAGTAACTACGAGA